TAGGGCTTGGGTCTGGGATAGCTGGGAAAGTGTAGTTTCGCTTATAGGGAACGTTTGCTATCTCGGTCCAGTAGTTAAGCGTATAAGACCCGCCAATTGCTCCAGTACCATTTACAGCGTCAGACATCGAAGGCTGCGAGCTATATAAATAAATAGCTGGAACCTGTGACGGTAGATTAAACGGTTCGCCTTCCTCGTAATCAATGAGGGTTCGAACTATGTCTTTTCCAAAGTTAAACATTGTAATTTTTCTTTAAAAGTTCTGGCTTAGCTATGCAGCACTGATCGGTTATCTCTTTTGGTAACCTGTGCATGATGGTTTTTATGCGAGAGCAATGAAAAACCTTTCCCTTGTGATATCCAATGTAAACAAGGTCTGGCATCCCAGGCGCAAACCTGACGTTAAACATCCCGCATTTATTTTCACTGGTTAATGAAGGACAGGCGGTATTACCTAGGTAACAGCACCTAGCGCCGCACACCTTAGCGCAGTAGTCAGCCTCAGATATCAAGCGTCAGATACGCCCGCTTTTCTTGCAATCTCTCGCGCCTTTTCTTGTGCCTTTTCGCATGAGATATCTTTTCCGGTTGCGTTTGAAAAATCCTTAATATTCTTTGTCATCTGATCAACCGCGCGAGCTGTCATCTCATCTTTTGGCCTCATGTTGGCGCGCTGTACGTCGGCGTGTGAATCGTAAGTCTCGCGAAGTCTTGCTTTTATCTTCTTTGATTCTTCTCTAGCCTGACTGACGACTTGATCGAACTCTTTTTTGCTATAAACGATTATCGGTTTTGTCATTTTGGCTTCCCTTTTTAATTATAGCGGCCTGCAGTTTCATCTCTAGTGCGTTTCTTTCTGCTTCTATTTTCGCCTTTTCTTCTTTCCAGTTTGGATTTGTGCCGAGAAGTGATTTAACTTCTGCCTCAAGTGCATCCCATGGGCTTCTACCCATAGGGCCACTGTGCCCTCGTACCTTGGCGGCTCGTGACGGATTGGGATCGTTTAAGGTAGGAAAGTTTGCATAATGAATTACGCGAGCACCTTTTCTTACCTGCCTTCGCAGTCTTTCAAACTGCTCCGGCCTCTCTTCCACGTTTATTGTCTGAAGCCCATAGCCAACCCTGACGCTTAAATCAGGTTGAAGAAAGTTCTTGCGCCTCTCAAGTAAAATATAAGCGCCCGGTGGAGGAACCCAGCCGCGCAATGCGTTTACCGTGTCTTCCCTTAGTCCATCTGTAATAAGGGTTTTAAACGGCTCTTTTTTTAGACGCTGCTCTTCTCGCGCTAACGCTAATTGCTCAGCTCTCGTTGGGTCCATTTAGTCTCTCAAAAATAAAAAGGGGAGTGCAAAACCTCTGCACTCCCCCCAGGAAGGTTTATGAAACGAAAAACAGATAAAACCAAATTACGTATCGCTATCTAGTTCAACACCGGCAAGATCATTCCATTCGATAATGTCGTACAAGTAAGCGCTAGCGACTTCAGTGAAGAATCCGCCCGCCCCTTGTCTTTGCACCCAAACAACTGGCGCAGAAGCAAAGATTCCAGCAAGCGCCCACATTGGATGGAAAATTCCATCGATGGTATCGCCGCCAGTTGTTGCCTGACCGGTCGTGACATAGAAGTCAGCTAAGCCAGGGATTGAGCCTGCATAGCAATTCTGCTGAGGGTTGCGGCCTAAAACGTCAAGGAAGGTTTGATTAGCCCATGCGGAAGCACCGGATTGAATCATCTCCTTTTTGATATTGTAGTAGGCCTTCGGATGCACAACACACTGAAGCTGAACTTCAGGGTTATGGCAGTTGCTATTCAGAATATTAAACTGTCCAAGCATTACGTCGTCAATTGTGAGCACTGTACTTGCGGTCACAACGGTTGAAAATCCGTCGAACATTCCCAAGGCATCAACGTCAACGGCGCGCCCAATTGCGGCTCCCGCTTCCTCGCCAAGTCTTGCAACAGAAAGGCCGGTGAAAGTCTCAGCTTCCAAGCTAAGCCCTGACATTACGAACACCTTTGCGGCTGTTGCCGTGATAGACGAATCGGTCAGCTCTCCGTTTGCGTCAATTGCAGCGGCTGTTGACTCTGCCAAGGTAGCGGCTGTCAAGCTGCCTTTCTTAATGAACTTCTTGACATTGGTCCCGACCGGCAAGTTTTCGGTGTACATGAGGTTCATCATGCAAGTTGACTTAACCAGCGCAGGAGAAGCAATCGCGCTAAGCGCGTTTCCGATGGTAACCGCATTGGATACCTCGGTAATATTTGAAACTGCCATAAAATTAAAACTCCTAAATTAAAAAATAAAAAAGCCGCGTAATGCGGCTTGATAAAAGCTATGTGTGTAAAAGTTAGCGGGGTTTACCTAACACCATAAGAATATAGGCTACGACCTGCGCTGTCTGAGACGCCGAGCTTGTGTTCGGGTTCCATTGATAGCTAGGCGGCAAGGTTGCGCCGCTGTTGATCGAAAGGCCCATATAGGTATCGTTAATAGTTCCACGGCATGAAAGCGTGTGGAAGTTAGTAACGGAGCAACCGTCGAACGCAATTACGTGCGCCCCTACTCCGGATGCTGCCTTAAATTCGAAATATCCTCGTTCTTGTGTCATTTGAAAAATCTCCTAAATTAAGAAAGTTTTACTGTTGATAAATAAGCACGCGCCGCAACTGGGTCTGAGCTAACGATCTGATTAATCTCGCTCTGACTCATTGTTGCAAACATTTCTGCGGTGTAAGTTTTGCCGTTCATTGCCGAGCCGTTAACCTTAGAGCCTTCCTGCTTGCTGCCGGAAATTGCTGTAGGCTTAGCCCATGAAGGTTTGATTTCCTTTACCCATTCAACAAACTGTTCAGGTTTCATTAATTGTGTCGTTGACCCCGGCGCGTAACGTGGCTTACCTGTTTCATCTTTGAATATAATCGAGCCATCTTCGGAGAGGTCTCCGAACTTACGAATCAGGCTTTTAACGTCATCATGGGTATCGTCATTAAACTTATTTGCGGCTAACGAGAAAACGCGGTCAGTAACTTCAAGCTCTTTGATTCTCGCTTGCGCCTTTGATAGCCATTCTTGTTTGTTGTCTAAATCTTTTTGAACTGATTGCCGAACATCTGCGATACGGCGGTTTAATTCTTCTTCGAATTTCTTAGGGTCTCCCACGGCATCGTTTTTCTTCATCTCGTCATATTGCGAGCGAAGCGCCTGCACCTCTTTTGGTGACATGCCAAACTCTTTTACCTGCCGTCTTAGATCTTCGTTTTCAGCTTCGTAGCGCCTGCGCTTTTCCTGTTCCTTTTCAAAGTCAGTAATGGGAACGGTTTTAACTTCAGGTTTTGTCTCTTCAGTCATTTATTAAATGCCTCTTGTACTCGTTTAATTATCCGTTTAATTGCATCATTCGATAATCCGAAGAACTTTCTTGGTACTCTGCCCTCTTGTATGAAATGGGCCTTTTCAATTGTATTTGCTGGCCTCTGCGCCACTGTGGCCCTGCGCTTTCTTTTACTTGGCCGTTTCGGCGGCGTAGTGCCGGGAAGGTTTGCAATAAAGATTCCCCCCTCTACATTGTTAGTATTAATCTTTGCCGCTTTTGGTTGAATCGAATCGCGTAGCTTGCCGGTTAAAGTAAGATCGACTTGAGTATTCCGACCGATCGCTTTTTTGTAGTCCTCATAGCCCTTGCTATATTTAGCAAACGCCGAGCCATCATAAGATTTACCCGCGCTCATATTGCGCTTAATTTCAGTGGCTTCATACTGAAGTGCCACATCTAGCGCGTCCCTTGCCCTGGCCAATTTATCAGCTAGGATCTTTTTTGGGTCGAAGTTGCTCTTGAAACTTATCCCCATTTTCTACTGCCTCTTCCCCAAATAAAAGCATGGCGGTTACTAGTTTTAGTAACGCACGCGCTGATTTCTCAGTTAAATGTGTCGGGTTAAAATCAAAACTAAAAGTTGCTTTCGCTGCATCTCCGAGGTCTATCTCAATCTTCGGTGCCTGCGTCATATCCCAATTCTTTGGCTCGTTCTGGGTCGATTGGGGCCCATTCATGTCTGCAATTCCACCCGCCACAAGTTGTAAGAACGTCGGTGTCTTGCTCATTGTCCATTCCTTTAATCTCATCGAGCGTATAGACCGGTGGATCTTTTGCTAATAGCTCATGACAAAAAGGCCTAGTTACTTTGTCGTCTGGCCCGATATAGATAAAAAGCTCTAAGCCCGAATCAATCGCTTTAGATACTGTTACCGTTCGCGCAAACGTAAGCGCTGAAGTATTAAGATCTGTTTCAATGTTTCGGCCTAAACTCTCTAATGCGCCGTCGTATATCGAAGAGTCTATATCTTGGCCCGTAATAACTGAGCGCATCAAAGTAGACGTTATATCGCCCACACCTTGGTTAACTGACTGCGCTATAGAGTTTTCATCGAACGTAACTAAGGCGCGGATTACGTCCTTATCGACATCCGAAAATGTCTCTATATCGCCGCGTCCAGCAAACCGCTTGGAAATGTAATCAATCTGCTCTGCGTAAATCGTTTTAATCTCGTCTAAAACTCCACCGATTCCAGCTTCGTTTAACGCATTATCTAAGCTACCTAGTAGTGCCGCAGATTCTAACGCCGTTAAATCATCAGCTTTTAATTGATCAACAATTTCGCCAATAGTTTTCTTAAGTGTTTTTTGTAGCCGCTCCCGAAACAGCGCCACCTGCGTATCCGTTACCTGAAGGTGTTTTCTGTACTTGGCTTCCTCGTCCATTTAATGCTGCCTCAATTGGGTTAGGCCGTGCGCCGATATCTTGCGGTTGCATCGGTTTCAATGCCTCAATTTCTTTTGCGATCTCTTCTGACTCCTCTAGGTCTTGGTAGTTTGCAAACTTCTTTAAGGTTTCCTGATACCAAGTAGGACAGCGCGTAATATCACCGCGTAGTGCTGTATAGATTGAAATCTGTTTATCAATGTCTTCTGTCTGGATATCTTTATTGAAAACTATCTCAGGCTCAAAATCTTTGTTGCCTGTTTTAAAATATGCATAGTCCCTAACGATATCTTTCGCTAAGTTCTCTAGTGCTTCCAATTCCGATTTGATAAGCGAGACAAGGCCCTCTTTAGCTTCTTGCTGCGTACCTTGACCTTCGACTTGCTTGGAATCCGTCGAAACTCCCCGCGATTGGTTAAACGCAGCGCGACGAATATCTTCTTTAATCTGTCTGATATCTGCGTCCAAAGAATCGGTACTAGCTGGTTCAAGGGTAAAAGCGTCCCCATCTGCCGGTAAGAATCCGATCGTATACTCTGCGAGCGCTTTTCTTTGCTCATCTGACTGTACCCCTTTGATGAATACTCTTTGGTGTCCCTGGTAGTAGTGAATTGAATCGCGAGCGCTTTGTTTGTTGTAAAGTTTAAGGGCTAATTGCGCTGTATCTTTTATCCATGATTCGTGGCCCTCCATGGAGCGAATCGGAAGATAAGGCGCTTCAATTGTAACTGAGTTAATTTGCTGCCAATCACAAGCGCTTAAAAAACTCTGCTGTTCTTGCATCGCTTTGCGCTTTTCCTCATCTGCTCTTACTTGCTCCGTGCGCTGCGGATCTCTTTTTTTGCCCTTGTAAATTATGGCGTCATAAGAATTGGCGCCTGTCTTTACGAACTCTTTACAGAATAGTGATAGCTTAGGTGCTGAGCGCGCATCAGTACGCGGCTCAACCATGGTGTACTCACACCGCAAGAAATTAAAGCGGCCATCCTTATCTAAATCCCAATCTTTAACATCTAGTGGGCTTAAACATTCAAAGTATGGCCTGGCGTTTTGCTGTTTCTGGTCTGCTAGATTCCTAAGCCCTAAGTCATAAGAATCGGTGATAACTATTGGGCGACCGTAAAGCAGGAGATTTAATAAAACGTCTTCTTTTAAGAAGGTAATGAAAGTTTTACCGCTTCCGTTTACGTTTCTAAAATCATCGCCAAAGAGCTTTAATGTCTCTTCTCCAATTACTGGATCGTCTTTAAAGAAAATCGAAGTATAGCGCGAGATGACGGGTTCAACTTCGTTATCATAGCGCGTTCTCATCTCACGAATACCGCGTAGCCTTATTGCAGCATCGGTATCGCCAGTCTCTAACTCATGCGGCCAAAGATACTCAGGCTGCCTTAAAACAGCATGGATACCTTCGTAAAGGTCGCGGAAGTTTCTGTAAAATGGCGCGCGTTCTATGTACTGCGGATGATCGAATAATTCGGTCACCTAATTAATTCCGCTTCTTATAACCATGAAACGTGAAGCGAGAATCGGCAGCACTTTCTGATTTAATATTCACTGCCTGACTAGCATCTAACGGAAAGCCCTCATCGCCATAGTTTTCTACAACCGCACTACCACGTGGGAGCGGAATAGAGTGGCGTTCTGCTGGACCTGAGAGAATCCTAAGAATTGTATCTACTGAAGATGATAGGTTTCCGGCTGTTATCTGCGTGCAGTAAAACGTATACCCGCTTGCTGCAGCGATTAAGCTAATCGGTGTGTTGTTATTAATTGCCGTACCGACTGACGAGTGAACGATATCTGTATCAGGTATATACCTAGTCATTTATCCCCCTAAATTTGTTCCGTAAGTTCTTGGTGGACTGTAACGTCCTAAATCTTCTTCGCGTGTTTCTTGAAACAGCATGTAACCGACTGCATCAGAGTAGTGGGTCCAATCTTCGCCCTGTGGCTTTTCTATCTGCCACATGCCCTTTTTTAACGCTGTGTTGGTGTGGCTTTTAATTAAGTTACGTAGCCATGCCGCCGCCACATATTGCTCATTAGCAAGCAAAGCATTTGTTCTCTCAAGCCTGGCTTGAATCCGGGGTGCTGCCTTATCGGCAACCATCTCGACCCGTCTATAGCGTGTGCGTAAATATTGATAGATCTGGTCGAAAGAGTCCGAAGCCGAGAGATGAGATCCAAAATAACCTGAGGGATCGCCGTAGACTCGAATAGGTACGTCAGCCCATTGGCTCGAAGGATATTCGGCCATGAACTCAACACAGGCGTCCATGATTCCTCTGGACTCTCCAGAACTTTCAGCAAGAGCAACGTATCGGTGAAATCTATAACCAGATTTTGTCTCATGCGGTTGCTTCTGCAGTACTACCCAGGCAAGTGGTGACTTATTAAAATCCCAACAAAATAAAAGCGGTAATTGCCTACTCGCTGCAACGTCTAAAACAACATTGCGAGAATGGAAAAACTCCCAATAAGCTGTGCCGCGAGTAAACGGAACAAAGCGTCCGTAAAGATAGCTCTCTAGCTTTCCTGCGTCATGGCTAAACTGACGCTTTAGCTTTTCAATGTATCCTGGTCTTAAGTGCGGATTGTCGCCCGTCTCAAGTCTAATGCGTTTAAAGAGTGTTTCAGCATGGATAACGTTTTCTTCAATGTCTGCGCACTCAGCATACCAATTCTCAGTCCCTTCCGGCGTGCCTTCGCCTAAGCCCTGTATTAGTTTTGCCTTAGGACACCGTGCGCGAGATTGGCACTTATCTAACCAATCGCGGGATTGGTAATAACCAACCTCAGTAGCGGTAAAGTGAGAGATATTTTCTCCCACCATTAGCCGCCATTTATTAGCACTGTGGCCGTATATCGTTTGTCCGGTTCGCTTAAGATAAATCCTAGCCGGTGCACCTGAATGAACTGTTAGATCTTTTCCTTCCGTCCAACCTAAGTGAGTGGAAGCGGTTTCAACTAGCGCTGGTATAACAATGCTGTTTACCTTGGCGTGAGTTGGTGCAATTACCCAGCTAAAAGGGCTTTTATAATTATTCCTGCAGCGTTGCAGATGCCATAAAGCTGAACCGTAAGTTTTACCTGAACCTAGCCCGCCCGTTACCCAGGTAACTAAATCATCTGTATTGTCTTCTAGTGAATCGTATACCCACCACGGGATCTCTGTTTCATGTTCGATTCGTTGTGGTAGCATCACGCAATGGACCGGGAAGCCGTACGCGCCGACTTCGCTTTAGTCATGGACATGCTCCGGCTAATTAGTGATGGCCCATCATTCAAAGAGGATCTTAGTCGTTTTAGAGACACGCTCATCAGCCAATGGCAGTCGGGCGAAATATCTCTTGAGGATCTAGAGTTTCTTCTCAATCTCTGCTCCGAGCATGGCTAAAGTCCTAAAGTTCAAACGAAAGCCAAAGCCGCCTAAGCCATTGCCTGAAACTGAGTCTCGCGACTGGATCGTCATGACATTCATGGGCGTAAAGGTGATTTTCTGCGCTCACTGTGGCGCTACGATTGATCCCGATCTTGGCCATCAGTGCCCGTCGCCGCCTTCTCAGGCTTAACTAGCTCCAATCTTAATGGCTCTTTTGAGCGCCTAAATACGGTTACCGGCTCTGATTGCTCTACTTGCAATAGTTGGCGCTGTTCCCAGATCTTAAATCGAATGCGAGGATCGTAAATTTCAGGCTCATAGGCTTCTAGAATTGCAAGCGCTGCCTTTTCGTCTGTGAAGGGACTTGCAAGCGCTCGTTTCAGCTTTTCTTTGGCGAGCGCTACGAACTCTTTTACTTCATCGGGCTGACTATCAAGTACTTGCTGGCGTGCGTTTAAACGCTCCTCAAGACGCGCAATAAAATCCGTGTCTGACCGTTTCCAGAGGTACGCCGTCTTTTTGCTTATCCCAACATCGCGGGAAGCGCCCTCTATATTGCAGCCGTTAGCTATAAAGCGAGTGATCCATTCGTCTTGCTTAGCGCGTTTCTTCCTCTCGCTTTCCTTCCCGCCTGCCATCGTCCGGCCTTGGTATCAATCTCCTACGTTGAAATTCACTTTCAAGATCAGCATTAATCTTTTCAAGCCATCTAAAAATCGTTCGTTTGCTCACATCCAGATACTTCGCTGCATCATCAGGATGCATTCTGATTCGTTCGCCGCGCCTTATCGCATATTCTTTCATGCGCTTTTCTTCGTGGGGATTACCGCTTTTAGAATACACCTCAGCGCGATCCCCTAAATTGCAAAGCATCCAAGCTCTACGGGCATCTCTTCGGTGCGTTAATAGCACCCGTTGCATACCTCTAAGCACGCGCGCCCATATGCGTTCAACGTGATTAGGGTCAAAGTCAGCAAG